AGCGTCGCCGCGCTGCCCGCGCTGCCCGTGGTGTTCTGATCGAATGTCGGCCAGGCGAATGCCCCCGTGCTGAAGTCGCCGCTCGCTGGCGTGCCGAGCGCGGGCGTGGTGAACGTCGGCGAGGTAGTCATCGCCACGCTGCCGGTGCCGCTGATTGTCAGTAGTTCCGGCGTGCCCGTCCCGGCTGTTGTGCGCCCTACGACGCGAGCCGTTGGCATGTGCGCCAGTTTCGCGAGCGTTATCGCGTCGTTGTCAATCGTCCACGTCGCGCCGGTGTTGCTGACTGTTATATCGCCCTTGTCGCCGTCGCTCACGGAGCTTGTAGCATTCAGCGTCGTGCCGCTCATCGCCAGGCCGGTGCCGAGCGTGACAGCAACCGGAAGCCCGGTGCCGCCGCTCGAAGCCTGTCCGAGCAGTTGCGACGCGGACAGGTTCAGTCCGAGATTCGTTGCGGCTTGCAGCTTTTTCGCCGCCGTGAGCGTCTGCGCGTGCCCGTGCGCCACCCAATCCGCATCCGGGTCGTCCAATCCGCTGAACACCTGCGCGGAGGCATCCAGATCCGGCGCGTCGATCACATTCAGCGTGTCCGCGTTCGCTGCGATGTGCTTCAGCAGCGCGGCATCGGCGCATTCCACCTTCCAATACGTTCCGGCCGGAGTGAGTTCATCGTTCCGGGCGACCACCTGCGAGAAGTTCCCGCTCCCGTCGGTGGTCGCGGAAAGAACCGCGCGCAGGACGACGCGGTTGTTCGATGTCCAGTGCGTGTTCCGAGGCGCGCAGAGCGTGAAGCTCACCACCGCGCCTGTTGCCACCGCGCCGTCGTCGCGGTAAATGGTTCCGGTCAGCGTGCAGGTGAGTCCCATATTAAAAGTATTGTTCCGCTAAACGTCGTGAAGCCCGGTGAGGTCGAGCCGGCGCGGGGGTTATTGTGAGGCGGGGCGATTCATCAAGGTGCAGGTTCCGCTGGTGAGCGTCACGGCGGTCGCGCCGCCGGGGAACATCAGGAATGTCCCCGCCTTCACGGTGACGGATGCGGGCGATCCCGTCCACTTGGCGCACGTCAGGGACGCGATCACGGTGTCGGTGTGGGCGAAGATGCCGGAGAACGGACCGGTGTTGGCGCTTGTGCCGGTCACATACACACCGCCGTTCGCGTCGTAGATCGAGTTGAGGTCGAGGGTTCGCATTTCGGTTTAGTAAGGGCCGGCGATATTCCCAATGGCCGTTGTGAAAGTGGTCGGCGGAGTGAATGCCGTGAGGGTTCCGTAGGTCTGTCCGGTCTGCTTTCCGGTGGCGTGCCTGCCGACCGCGTGCGTATTATAGCGCGCGGTCGCACTGCTGTACTGGACCTGAATGAAATAGGTGGCCGGACCACTGGCGACATAGGGCGCAGCGAACGGAATGCGCTGGTAGGCGTCCGTGCCGCTGCCGGCAGTGCTGGCCGACTGAGCCGCCGCGATAGGGTTTCCGAGCGCGTCCGCGAGTCCGACGGTCACGTTCCCTGTCACGTTGCTTCCGTTGAAAAGCTCAATTCCGGTGATGGTGCAGTTTGCTGGCACATGAATTTCACTGAGATAGGTTTCGGTGATGACCGGCGTGGAATCGGTGCCGTCGGTCGAGGCCCTCGCCGGGTGCTCTCCGGTGTTGATGCCGCGAGGCGAGATGGCGTTGTTCGGAGCCTGAAGTCGGATGTTTCCGTTCACATCCACGAGGCCGCGCGCGAGCGTGGCCGCAGGCGGCTCCGCGTTTGAGACGCCGAGATTGGTTTTGAGGGTTTCAGCGGTACGAGGTTCGATTTGATTCATGAGAGTGTTTTAGGTGGTGGTTTCGGTGGCGCGGGCTGCGTCCGGTTTCGGTTCGGTGATGTCAAGCGTAATTCGGTGCTCGTGCCCGAGGGTTTTCCCGCAATCATTCGCAAAGGTTTCCGGCCACTCGGCGAGCCGCTTCACGGCGAGCCATTCGGACAGTGCGGCCTCGCGATCTTCCTTCGATTCTTTGCGGTCATGGATGAGATTGTCGAGCCTCGTGAGTTCCTTTCCGGCCGCTTCGCGCAGGAACCAGATGAAGTCCGGTTGCGCGATCAGGCGGGTGATGCGCCCGAGCCCTTCGGCGGCGATCTTGTGGTTGTGCGCCTGGGCGGGGCTCACTGCGCGGGTGCTCCGGTTTCGGTTTCGCCGGCTTCTTCCGCGCCGTGCGCGCCGGGCTGCGGAACCGCCGGCATGACAAACTCGGGATTTTTGAGCGTGAAGTCCTGCTTGGCCTTCTGCGCTCGCTCCTCGGGGCTCGCGGGCTGGAATCCCATCTCCGTTTCCCACTGCGCTTGCACGCTCGGCGGGCAGTCCTTGTAGGCGATGGCTTCGCGCGTCTCGCGGCGGAGTTGCGCCTGTGCGGACTGCTGGCTCTTTTCCTGCCACACCTTGATCTCCTCGTCGGAGATGTTCGGGCAAAGCTCATCGGGATCGGCCACTTCGAGCGCCTTGAGTTGCGAGAGGAATAGCGGACGCAGCGTGCGCGCCACTTCCGGCATCTGCGCGCGCGTCATGTGGTATTTCTCCGCCACTGCGAGCGCCTGCTGGTTTGTGGAAAGCATCTCGGACGAACGCGAGCGCGTGAGCAGGAGTCGGATTTCCCGCTCGATGGTGCGCGCCTCCTCGCGGTTGATCGTGAGCAGCATCTTGCCGTCCTTGGAAAGCAGAAGCTCGGTGTCGCGGATGTTCTCCAGCACGATTGTCACCACCTGGCCCATGATCCCGATGATCGCCTTCTGGTGCTGGATCTCGCTGTTCTTGATGAGCAGGTTGCTCGTGCGCTCGATGTTCAGGATGCCCGTCGCCGTCCGGCTGCTATTCAGGTCGCTCGCGCTGGCGTCCTTCGCGCCGATCACGCCGAACATCAGGTTGAGCTGCTGCTGCGCCATCGTGAGCAGTTCCAGCCCGATCTCGGATTTCTCCGTGAGGTTCACGTTCCACATCGGCGGGCGGTGATCCTTGTCGTAGCCCGGCTCCACGTCGTAAATCTTGTCGCCGCCAAATTCCACCTGCGCGCCGTTCTTCCACTCGCGCACCGCCATCGGGTCTCGGAACGTGACGCTGTTCTCCTTGCTGTCCTTGATGTTGAAGCGGTTAAACTGCGCGTCAATGTAGGTGTCCTGATCGATCACCGCCTGGATCACGCCCTCGCCATACCAGCGGTTCGGAACGCGCGCGACGCCGGGGATCGCTTCAAACGGGCGCTTGTGCATCACGTTCGCGAGGTATTCGTAATACACGAGGTCTTCACAGCTCCGGTCCAGCACGCAGAAAATCTCCTCCTCGAATCCGTCGCCGTCGGCATCGAAGCGCACGTAGCACTCGGCCATGCGCCGGAAGATGTTCAGGCGGCTCACGACGGTATCGCGCTGTTCGCCGTGCGTCTCCTTCGCGCGCATCTCGCCGCTGCCCTCGTCCGTCACGCTGCCGGCCCAATACTCGTCGAAGCCCTCGTATTCGCCGTAGGTCTCCTTGATGCGCTGCGGCGTGTCGTCGTAAAGCTGGAACACCGCGTCCGCCTCGTGAATGTCCGGGCACCGGAGCGGGCAGAGGAATGATCGGTAGTCCACTTCACGGCACTCGACGCCCTCAAATTGGATCAACTCCTGCGGGAGCCGGTCGAACTGCTTGTATTGAAACTCTCCCTGCCGCATCACGAACAGCGGATCCTTCTCCAGCCGCGCCTGCTCCTCCACGTTCGGGTCGGGCAGAAAGTCGTCGTTCTCATAGACCATGAGGCCGTTCGGTGTCTTGATCGGCTCGCTGTTCGCGTCCACGAGCACCACTGCGGGGCCGACGTAGGGCGTGCTGCGCTTGATCCAGCGGATCTTCACCACGCACTCGTTGCGGATGAGTGCGCTGCGAAGGGCGGATCGAAGTTCCGTCTGCACGTCGCTCTGGTCCACGCGCTGCTGCACCAGTTCCTCCACCGCGCGCGCTGTCTGGTCGTCGCCCACGTTCTGATATTTCACCGCGGCGAAAAATGGGCGCGTGCCGAGAAGATCGTCCGCGGCCTTGCTGTGCATCTCGCGCACAAACCGCTGCGCCGTGCCGAGCGTCAGGTTGCTCTTGTCGAAGACGCCGCCATACATCGCCGCGCGCCAGGAGTTGTCGTTGTCAAAGAGATCCTGATACCGCTTCCGCCGGTCCATCCACGATCCGCCGTCCACCGCGCCCTCGCCGCTCAGTCCCATCTCGCGCTGAAGCTCCGTGATCCGCGTCAGGCATCGGTGTTTCAGTTCCTCGCGTTGGTCGGGCGTGAGTTGCAGGTTCGTCTTGAACCGCGTCGGCGCCGGGGCCGGGGGTAGAACGGTGAAATCGTTCCCGTCAAACGCGGGCTGTGGCTTGGGAAGTTCCATGAGTGTCCGCCGCGTCCTGCATCGGTTTCGCGGAGTCAAGCCGAAATTGGTTGCAGGAGCGGGATTTGAACCCGCGTCCTCTTGGGTATGAGCCAAGCGCGCTACCGGACTGCGCCATCCTGCGATTTGTTCCCTGAGATGCGCGGGCGGCTGCTACCCGCTTCGCGGTTTTGCGGACCACTCAGGCTGGACCCGGCACCCTTTCGAGGTGTTGCCCCGGTTCCCCGCGCAACTCAAAGAACTGCGGTCATGATTCGGATATTCCCCGCGCGTTGGCAAGTGGAAAATCCTACCTGAAGAACTCCTTCACCGTGAGATTGCGGCTCCCGATCGGTGCGGCCTTTGCCGCTGCCCGTGGCGCATTGGCCGGCGCGCGCGTCGTCGCGGACATGCGCGTGAAGGCTGCCAGCATCCGGCCGCGCTTCGTCATCGCCGCTTGATACGTGGCGCGGTCGTCGGCATCGAGTGAGGCGACGAACGCCTTCTCGTTTGCGAGGCTCCCGCTGAACGGCTTCATGAGCGACGAGCGGAATCCGGTGTCCGCTTTATCCTTCGGCATCGTGGCGAGCAGCTTCCCGTATTCCTTCATCGCCCGCGCGTTGTCGCCGTCTTCGAGCGCGTTCTTGATACCGACGTATTTCGACGGCGGATGCACTTCGTCCACATGCTCGCTTCCGTTGGCCTTCTGCCACTCGCGCCCGAGCTTGCGAACCTTGGTGATTTCGCTGTGCCGGATTGTGCGCAGTCCCGAGGAACTGATCAGCGACTCCTTCATGGAGATGTCCGGTGCCTCCGGGTCGATCACGCCGCGCAGGGCGAGCGGAAGCGGTGCCATCGCGAGATCCTTCACCTGCTGCGCGCCGGAACGCTGCTGGCCGCGCCAGTCGCGCCCGGTGGCCGCTTCGAGTGCGGTGCGGCTGATGAGCGGGGAAATACGCCCCATGACGAACTGCCGCGTGTTCTTGAGCATCGCGATCACGTCGCCGGGGACGCTGCGCAGCTCGTATTCGCGGTCATCTGTCACCACGCTGAATGGCTTCTCCCAATCGTTCTTGCCGGTCAGCATCCGCTCAAGGAGCTTCGCGGTCACTGCGAGGACGACGGCGAGCAGGATGAGCGCGTTGCGTTGCTCGCCGCCGTGCTTGCGGAACGCATCGGCGAAGAACTTGGCGCGCGACTTCAGGAAGTCCGGGGCGAGGAAAAGCAGTCGCTCGACGTGCAGGCGCGTCGGGTTGTTGCCCGCGTAGAGGTTGTTCTGTTCGCCGAATGCGTCGTTAGCCTGCTGCGCGGTCTTCTGTGCGACCTGTTCGCGCGTCATCTTGCCGGAGGCCAGTTCCTTCTTGAACAGCTCCATGTTGCGCACCATCGCCTCCTTCGCCATCGCGATCTTCAGTCCGGGGATGTACCTCTCGAAAAGGAACGCGCTCATCGTGTCGTTCAGCTTCCCGAGCTTCCCGAGTCCGATGTGAGAGAGCAGCTTTTCCATGCCGCTCGCGGTCAGTCCCTCGCCAAATTCCGCCTTGGCATTCCAGTTCGCGAGCATGAGCCCGGCGTTCACCAGTTCGCGTGTCGCCGGATCTTCCATGTCGATCTCCGTCACTTTGAAGGGGTTGACCTTGTGGCCGATGGCGTGCGTGCCCTCCTGCACGAAATGGAACGGCGAGAACGAAAGCATGAACTGCTTCACGATGGCCTGAAACTCGCCGACGGCCTTGATGATCGGCACGTTGTTCAGCGCCGAGGTGCCGAGCGTGTTTTTCAGCCGCTTGTAGAGGTCGGGGTGGATGAGCAGTTCGCCTTCCACCAGAACGTCCTTCTCGCCTTCTTTGCCGAGCCACTTCCACTTGCGAAGCGCCGGGTGCGAGATCGGGCGGTAGTCGGAAGTGTCCGCGGGGTGCGTGTGCGGCTTGATGAGCAGCGGGGAGTCCGCCGATCCGTCCGTCCTGGTGATTGCCCCGCTCGGCACTGCCATCGGGCGGCCGTCGCGCGCCATGATGTCGGTGAGCGACTTCACGAACACCCGATCCGCGACCGTGTTGTTCGCCGCCTGCGCGTAGGCTCCGAGCGTGCCCGCGATGTCGCCGCCGCCGCGCAGCGAGTGCCCTTCCTGTTCCAGATCGAACATGCTCGCGAACACGCGCTTGATGGCGTGGTCAAATTTCGTCTTCAGCTTGCTCGCGGGCGTGTCGCTGGCGAGATCGCCGAGGATGCGCGCCATGAGCCCGCTGCGCTGGTTGGCTGGCGCCTTCTCGACAAAGTGCGTGACGTAGTTCTCCAGCAGGTTGCCGAGCAGCCCGAGCTTTTGCGCCTCCTCGCCCTTCTCCTTGAAGAACGTCTTGGCCGTGTCCGCCATCGCCTTCTCCGCGGCGTTCAGGTTCAGCGCGCGCTCATACACCGTTTTCATTTCCGGCTTCGACTTGTCCGCCCACTTTTGCAGCGTGGTCCTGTCGCCGTCGGCCTCCATGTAGCGGCTGATCGCCTGGCGCGTGAGCACGTTCGGGAACTGCTTCACGATCGTCTCCACGAGCTTGCGGGATTCGTGCGCGGCCTTCTGCCTGCCGGGGATCACGATGTCGGTGCCCTTGAGTGGTGCGCTGTCCCCTGCCCCGAGCCATTGCCCGATCGCCTTGTCAATCGTGTCGTAGGCAGGCATCTCGCCCCACCACCTTTTCGTCGCGCTGCCCGCGGTCTTGATGGCATCCCAAATCTGCGACGCGACACCCGGGGGCTTCGTCGCGAACGTGGCGGCCTGCGCCGCCTTGCGGTCTTCCTTCGTCTCCTCGCGCCCCTTCGCGCCTGCTGCCACGGCGTCGGTGGCCTTGCGCTCGGGGGCGGCGGCGGAGAGTTCAGTGCTTCCGATTTCGCGGTCTGACCACACCTGCCATTTGCCATCCCACTTATTGAGAGACACGCCTTCGGAGTTGTTGCGCTCGCCGTTCGCCTTCCACCATTTCCAAAATTCCGGCGTCGCGTCGGCCACGAACTTGTCCTTGCCTGCCTTGGTCTTGAACGGCCTCCAGTCGAGCGTCGGGAATGCGTTGCCTTCCGGCATCTCGCCGCGGGGCGATCCTTCGTTTGATACCGGCGCAACTGAGGAATGGAAATCGTCGAGGCTCACCTGTTCAGGGTCGGACACGTCGAGCTTGCGCACCTGCCCCTCCACGACCGCGCCGAGCATCGCCATCTTCGATCCGATGATGTCCTTGTTCCACTCATCCACGTCGGTATTGCCGAAAAGGTAGAACAGGTTCGCGCCACTCATGGTCTTCAGCCTCCAGATGCGCCCGGCGGCCTGCACGTTGCCCACGGCGTCGAACGGGGCCGTGACGATGATCATGGAGCGCGGGCGGTTTCCGAGTATGTCGTCAAGGTTGATCCCGGTGCCGCCGCTTTCGATGGTGGCGATGACGACGCGCTTCTTGCCGGATTGGAAGTCTGCCATCGCTTCCAGTGAGTTTTGATCCGCGTTGCCGTGGATCTCCGCGATGTCGTGAATGCCGGCGTCGCGCATTGCTTCAGCCAGGGTTTTTGCCGTCCCTTCGCTGCTCATCAGAATGTCACGGTAGCGTTCGCCGTCCAGTCCCTTCACCCACTTGCCGACTTCGGATGCGTTCACGCGGGACACAAAGATCACCACCTGCCGCCCCTGCTCCAGCTCGCGCTGTGCGAGCATCACGGTCGAGGCGATCTTGAACGGCTCCTGCTGCCTGCGCATGTGACCGAGCACGATCGCCCTTTTGAGTCCCTGAAGATCGTCAATGTGCGTGGCGTCGAAGTGCCGGAGAATGTCCTGCTGAACATCGTGGCCCTCTGGCGGGAGTGACACGCGCAGCATGTTCACATGCACGCCCTCCATGCTGATCTCGCGCTTGATCATCGCGCCCTTGGCCGTCATGCGATTGAACAGCGCGCTGAACCTTGCGTTCCGCGCCGTGTCGGAAATCCTGCCGTCCGGTGCCCAAAACTTCACTTCATACGGGCGTCCGTTCTTGTCGCGCTTCTTCACCGTGACAAGTTTCATGCCGAGGTCTTCGAGCGCCTTCTGAACCGTCTTGCCCTCCATGATTCCGATTCCTGCCAAGTAGTAAATATGCTCGGCCTTGTCCGCCGGGGTTGCCGACATGAACATCACCTTGCTCGCCTTTTGCGTGGCGCTCATCCCGTATTTCGCCTGCTGGCTGTCGTTCTTCAGGGCGTGCGCTTCGTCGAAAATCAGCACGGTGTCCGGTCCCGAATTACGATCCACGTCGGAAAGATTCTGGTACGTCGTGATGCCGATCTTGCCGGGCTTCACGTTCCCGTCGCGCACGAGGTCGAGCGGAATGCCCATCGCCTTGCTGTCGAAGCCGTAGCTCCCGCCGAACGTATTCTTCTTCCAGTCCTGCTTGATCGTCTCCGCCTTGGTGACGATGACGACGCGCTTCCCTTGTTTGGCGAAGTGACTGGCGACCGTGAGCGCCTGGCGGGTCTTGCCTGCCCCTGTTCCATCGGCGTTCAGGAACCCGCCGATCTTCTCCATGCTCGCTATTCCGGCGGCTGCTCCCTGTCGCTGGTGTTCGTCGAGGTGGGGCTTGAGATCGTCGGGGATAACCGATTCGTCGGCATGTTGAGTATGCTCCGCTCGTGCGGTGACAATTCGCTCGGTGGGCGGTCGTAGTCCTCTTTCAAGGCCGGGGGGCCTTCCCTCAACGCTCTCGCCGCGAGGAGACTCGATAGTGACTTTGGCTGTTTCATAAATGCTCTTGAGATATTTTTCGATTCGCGGATCACAATCTTCACGCATCTTCTCGGCCCACTCGGTGAACCGATGGCTGCCGGTCTGGATGTAGTGCGCCCCAAGCTGCACCGCATCGGTGAACATTTCACCCGCAAATTCGAGCTGCTTCTGCTTTTCTGGCGCTTCGGCGAACAGCGCACTCCCCTGCGTTCGCTGCTGCGTCTTGAGCGCGTCGGGAATGGGGAGGGAGTGGACGGTGGCTGTGTCCCCGTTACGGTGGAGCTCTCCGAGCAGCTCGGCATCCGAAAGGTCGTCCACCCGCTTGGCGTTTTTCGGGGTCGCAATTTCCGCCCTTCCCGCCTTCACTCCGAACTTCTTCACCCCGAACTCCTTCGCCAGATCGTTCGCGATGGCCGGGAGTATCTGGTCATAGACGCGCTTCAAGCCTTCGCCGCCGACTTTGAGATTGCCTCCCGAGAGTCGTTTCAGTTCGGCCACGCCGCTACCTTCGCCCGCCACGATCTTCGCCGCCAGTTCCTTGCCTACAAGTTCCGTGAGTTGCTCCGGCGTCTGGTTCTGCTTTTGCATGACGCTGCGGCCATCGCGTTCTACGTCGAGATTATATGTGCCTTCTTTGAATCCGGGGCTGTGAAACACGGCATCCACCTGCTTGCTCAGGTCATACCGCTCCGCCTGCTGCTCGCCGGTCGTCCACGCAATCGCGTCCGCGCCCTCGTCCACGGCATCGCGCAGCGCCCGCTTCATGCCGATCTTGTAGATGCGCTTGCGAAGCTCCGGCGGCATCTTCTCCTGCTCGCCCTTGCCCGGCCCCTGCATCTCCTCGATGAAATACGTGCGCTTGCCGTCCGCGTCCGTGCGGATGTTGCGCCGGATGCGGACGATGGGGTTCGCGATGTCGGAGTATTGCGGGTGGCCGTCGTTCCAGTTTTGTGAAATCTTACCCTCAAATGGATGTCCAGCGATGAGCTTGTTGCGTTCCTCGTATTCAGCCTCCGACATCCCTGTGCGCAGTTTCTTTTCGAGAAACTCCACCCTGGCCTTTTTCTGCTCCATCGCAGATGGACCCTCCGGCCACGTTACAAACATCTCCCGGTAGCTCCCCTCGTCCGCGCCGGGGAGTTGGTAGCTTCCAAAATGGGTCGGCGCACTTTTTTGCGCCTCCTCCATCATGTCCTGCCGACGGGAAAGTAAATCACCGCGCTCGTTCCATAGGTCTCGTGCCTTGTCGTTCAATTCGGTCGGATGGCGGCTTCCGCTTACCAAATCACGCACGGTGATTTCACCGTCCGTCGCCTCTGTGATCGCGGTGTTAATTTCCGCCACCTTGTCATTCATCTGCTGATATTGCTCCTGCTCCGCTGGCGTCACCGTTTTGCCCAGCACCACATCCTGCACCGTCGCCTGCCGCTCCAGCGCGTAGCCGGTCAGTTCCGCCTTCGTCACCTTGTCGCCCGGCTGCTTGCCCGCCAGCGGCGACAGCGGGTCGGTGAAAATCCCGCTCATCGCGATCTCATCCTTCTTCGCGCCCTTCTCGATCGCTGCCCGTGCCTGCTGCACGGTCATCTGTAACTGCGGGATCGATTGGACGGTCTTCGTGAGCGCGGAGTAGAACGGGTGCGGCGCTTCGGCCTCCAACATGGATCGGCTGCCCTTCGTGAATGTGCCGCGGTTTCCGGTGGCGCTCTTTACCTGCTCAGGCCAGAACGCAATGACATGCACGGTCGAAGGACCGACACCCTTCATTGGCTTGCCGAGCCCCTTCTTGTAGCCGAACTTCTCGTCCACCGTTCCGTCGAGGATGCCGTCGTAGCCCATGCGCTCAATGGCGGTGCGGATTATCTCGTTGCCGTTCAGATCGCCATTGTCATCTTCCGAGTCCCCGAGCGCCTTCTTCGCCTCTGCGATGGCTTTGCCTGCCTTCATGCCGTCCATTGCCACATCGTCCAGCGCGGACAAGTCCACGTCGCGGCGAGACTCGTTTCGGATGGCTTGAAGGAAATCTATCATCTTGCCGGTGGGTTCGCCTACGGGGGCGCCGTTCTCATCGGCTGGCCATTCGCTGCCCCAATACGGCTCGTTCTCGCCGAGCTTTAGCGGATTCTCCAGCTTCACGAACACCTTCATCGTCGCGCCGCCGTGCTGCGTGAGTTCCTTGCGGGCGATCTTCTTGAGAATCTTCGTGCGCCTCTCTGCCTGTGGGCTTCCGTAGCTATAAGGCTCGGTGTCCACCAAAACCGACGCATCATATTCACTGATCCCGAACTGCTCGACCATCTCCTCCGGCTCCATCCCATCGACCTCGAGATCTAATTGCTCTGCCTTCTGCTCCAGTCGGTTTGTGAGATCCGGCCCCTCACCAGCGTAATTCTCCTGCGCGTCCTCTGGCGTGTTGGTGACGTAGAAGCCCCGGCCCATGTCGTTTTGGACATTCGCCTTGCTTGGATCGACTACCGCGAAGTCGCGCGTCGTGCCGTGGAATCCTTCCACCACCACCGGCTTGCCGTTCTCGGCGCTGATTAGGTCGTCGCCGATTCGATAAAGCTCGGCCTTGCCCTGCCACTTCTTGAAATAGGACGACTCGACGCCCTTCGCTTTCCACGCTGCGGCGGCCAATTTTTGCTGGCGGTCGGTTGCGCCTGCCGTCGGCGCTTCCGCGAACAGCGACATGGTTTCGCCCTCCTGCGGGCCGAACGCATCGGTCTGCGTCTCGATGTTGCCGCCGACGAGCTTGCGGTTCAGGCGGAACTCGATGGCAGCTTTCGCCTTGGCCTTGATGTCCGCCTCCTTCTTCGCGGCAACCTCTCCCGGCGTGATCGGCGCGGCGAAGTCCATGAAGCCCTGCCCCTCGGCGCGCTCCAGCGTGTCGCGCTCGGCCTGCTCGTCCAAGGTCAGCGCACGCTCCTGCGCGGCGGTGTGTAGCTGTTGCAGGCGGTTCTTGCGGCGCGGCTTCGCTGCCTCCAGCCCCTTGAACTTCTTCTTGAGTCTGTCTTTGAGAACTTGCGCGCGGGCTTCGTCGGCTGCGGGGAGCGGCTTGACTTCGGGCGCGGCGGGTTCCTGCGGCGTCAACTGGTCGGCGCGATAGACGAACTCGCCCATGTAGGACTTCACGAAAAACTTCTGCGGCTCGCCACGCTTGAACGGTCCCGGTGCCGTCACGACGCCATCGAACTCGTGGCTGTCGTCGCCTTTCACTCGGACCTTCGCGCCGTTCTCGAACTCCAACACGATGTCCTCTTTCGGTGCTTCCTCCGCATTCAGATCCTTCAACTCGAAGCTGTAAATTTCATCCGCTGTCAGTTTCCGGTTGTAGAAGATGACACCGTGACGACCGCGCTTGTCGTTCTCGTCCACGCGCGAGAAGTCTTTCGGCTGCGCGCCGATCTGCCTCGGGCGGTTCTGCATCCCGTAGGCGTATTCGGTGACCGGCGATTCCTCCGCCGTCCATGTCGTAATCTCCGTGGCGACGCCGGGCTGCTTGAACGGGCCTTGGCCGAGCAGCCATGCGCGGAATTTTTCGACTTCTTCCGGCTTCACCGCGCTCATCACTCGGTCCACGTCTGGCACGCGAAGCTCGTTCGGCTTATCCGCCGCCGTGCGGAGGATGTTTCCGAAATACTCCTCATCGCTGACTTCGGCTTCGTCTTTCTTTGGCTCCGCTTTCTTCGCCGGCTTCGCCTCCTCGCCCTTCACCTTCGCGACAAGATCCTTGTGCATCGGCCAGTTGTCCCATCGGGCGCTTTCTTCTTCGAGGCGCGCGATTTCCTTCTTCGTGCCCTCCACGTCCTTCACGTCCACGCCCATCTCTGCCGCGGCTTCGGGTCGTTTCACCGCACCGCGCACCGCGTTGATGCGGTCGCGCACGGCTTGCTGCATCTTCGTCGCCGTGTCCGCCCGGCGCTCCATCTCCACCATCGCGGAGTCGTCGTTGCCGAAAAGATCGATCTGTGTGCCCTTCTCCTGAGCACCCGCCGTCGCCGCCTTCATCACGTTCACGATGTAGGCCGCGCTCTCGCCTTTGAGCGCGTACTTGATGCCGATCTGCTGGAGCGACTGATCCCCCGGCGCGGTCGTCGCTATCGCTGCGGCTTTGGCGTCACTGACTTTGCCCGCCCTGTAGAGGGCGTAAAGGTCATCCGAGGCGTCCTTTCCAATTGCGAAGCCCGATCGGCCTTTGTCGCGATTAAGAAGTCCTCGGCTGGATGCTTTTTCACGACTGATTTGTGTGTGTCGGAAGTAGTTTGCATAGTCGGATACCTTTCCTTGACCTTCCTGTATGTTTGCCTCGGCGTCAACCGTCAAAGCCATCTCCCGCGTGAAGCCTTCGCTCTCCCTGAATACTTGAACCGGTACGGCTTTTGCGCCCGTGCGGATGGCGAGTTCTCGCCGATGCCGACCAGTGACGACCTCGTTCCGGCCATTGAGACGTTGCCAGATCACGATGCGGTTGCCGCCCTTGCTTCGGTCATACTCTCCGCCAAGTTCCTGCCCCTTCACGATGCCGGTTGCTTCGTCGGCGTCCTCCTTCACGTTCGGCACTTCCTTTGACAGATGGATGTCGTTCGGGTCCATCTCCTGCTCGGTGAATGGCACGGACTCGGGCGTGCGGAGCGCCACGGTATATCCCGGCACCTCGAACTCGCTGCCCTTGCCCTCGTAGATCATGTTCCAGTCCGGCGAACCGGCCAGTTCCGGCTTGCGCGCAGCCATCATGCTCCACACGGCTTGCGAGTAGGCGCGCGCGGCGGGGTTGAAATCCACCAGCATCTTACCGAGTGCTTCCGGCGTCGTCGCGCCATCTTTCAGCGCGGTCGTGGCGAGCGTGAGGAATGCGGCGTCCTTGCCTTCGGGGATTGGCTTCTGCTGCAAGGTCGGCGCTTCGGCGTGAAGGATTCCGCCCTCCCTCTTGGTGACGCGCACGACCTTGTATGGGCCGAACGAAAAGTAAGGCGGGCCGGGCACCAGCTTCGTGTGGCTTTCGCCGCCGACTGCGCGCAGGGCGGCCTCGCGGGATTCAAAGGTGAAATGTCCGTACGGGCCTTGATTGTCCCATTGCGTCACGCGCCATCCCTCTTTCCCGTATCCGCCGTTGTCGGGCGTTACAGTGAGTTTCGTTCCGGTTGAGCGCGGGGTCTTTGGCTCAAGCAAGACTCCGCCCTCGGCTCCGGCGGCGCGAAGTATTTCATCAACCGATTCAGCCAGTGCCTTTCTGCGAATTGCGCTTTCCTCTCTCCACTTCGCGAAATTCTTGCCCTGCTGCTCCTTTGTGGGCGCTTCCGCAAACAGTCCATCGAACGCTTCTTTGGCGGCATCGTTGAACGATGACTTCTTCGGCGGCGACTCGGGCTGTTCCGCCACGTCCTGCTTCCGCTTCGCCATCCACGCTTCGAGATCGCTCAGGAGTTTCTTCGATGAGGCGGACAGATTCTTGACGTGCGCCTTGAGCCATTCGACAAACTTTCCGATCAACTGCCATGTGCTCTCGGTCGTCGGCTGCGGATTGCTCGGGTTTTCGTGAGCCTGCAACAGCACGCGGAAAATCTCGTGACCTTTTTCTTCGGCGCTCAGTCCTTTTTGAATTGTTCCGTCCGGCAGAGTCTTGTCTTCCCAATCGCCGCGCTGCTTCTTCAGCCCTTCGGCGATTTCCTTCTCGGTGTCGTTCAGCGCGATGATGCGATCACGGTTGGTCTTGTCGGATTGAGCGAACGCCACGGTCTGCGCGTGCTTCACTTCCTCGTTGAGCGCGCGCTCCAGAAAGGCGTCCTTCTCCTTCTGCGTGTCGAAAACAGAGAGCGCCTTGTCGAGCGCGACCGGATCAATGTGGATGATTCCGTCCTTCGTGATGAGTCCGCTCCTGCCCGTCATCGTGTTCGGGGCGACCACGGCGCGCGTCTGCTTCCCAAGCGCCTTGAGCGTGTCGCCGTGAACCTCGCGCAACTGGCGCTGCACTTCCATCGCGAGTTCGTTCTGGCGCTTCTTCTCGGGCGCTTCCTCGGCTACCGGCGCCGCGGGTTTCGCAGGCGGCGTGACGGGCTTGGCCTGCACGGGCGGCGTGACGGGCGGCGCGGTTGGCTTGGCCTGCACGGGCTCGGTGCTTGCCGCCGACTTCGCGGCGTTGCCGACATTCGCCGGTTTCACTGCATCCTCTGCCTTCACAGAAAAGTGCGTGCCGCCGGCGGTGACGAATCCTTCGCGGCCATTCGGCTTCGTGCCGGTGTAGCGAACTCCGTGCTGCGTGGCGATGGCGGTGATGCGCGAGTGGCGCGCCTTGGCGATGGCCTGCGACTGCTGCTGCCCCTTGATCCCCGCCGCCTTGTCCAGCGCGGCGGACATCGGAGTGCCGAACTGCTGCGGCGATTCCACTGGTGCCGGCGCGGCGCCTCGGGCTTTCGCGCGCTCGCGCTGCGACGCGGCGAGCCTGTCGTGATTCACTCTGCCGACCTTGATCTCAAATTTGTCTCCGGTGGCGCGATCTTGAAAGGCGTCCATCCCGTTCTGCGTCCTGCCAAGATATTCGGCATCCACCTCGTCGGCCAGGTTCTCCAGTTCAGTGACATCCGTTGTCGGAACGGCGTCGCGTGTCGGCCTGTCCTGCTCGATCGTCGGGCGGTTCCCTGCCTCTTGCAGCCGCTCATCGGGCGTCATCCGGGCGATTTCGTCCGGGTTCCATCCGCGCTTCGCCAGTTCCTCCTCGATGAACGGGATCGGTTCCGGCATCGGCCCGCCTTCCTTTGGAGTCCTTGGAGCCGCGGGCGAAGATTCTTCAATCGGCTGGCCTTCGAGCGGTTGGAACTCGGGCACGTTCAGACCTTGCGCTGGTGCCATCTCGCTTTCGATCGGCTGTCCTTCCATCGGCGGAGCCCCCACCTTGTCGAGTTCGCTTCCGAGCTTTTCCCCGATGTTCGTCGTGCCGGGTTCCGTTGGCTTCGTCGGCTCCGGCTTCGGCGTGATGTTGCGCTCTCCGCCGGGCGCTGTCGGGGTTGGGGCTTCGGGGCCACCGAGTCCCGCGCGTCCTTCCGGTGCGCCGGGTTCCGCCCGCTCGCCGCCGATGGTCGCCGAGGTGATGGCGGTGCCTTTGCCCGGCGTCAGTCCTGGAATGAAAGCCTGCTGCGCTTCCAACTTCGACAACTTGAGGTTATCGAAACTGCCCGCTTTCTTCATGGCGTCCACTTGCTTGCCGATCTGCTCGTAGAGCGCGGCTTCCTGCGGATTCATCGGTTGCGCCATCTCCGCCACCTTTGCGCTGTCCATTCCCATCTTCTCAGCCACGGGAGCCACCTGCGCGGGGTCGAGCGGCGCGTCGTATCCGACTCCCATCGCTTTGCGTAACTGTCCTCGAAGCGCCACGCTGGCGACTTCCTGCGCGTTGAAGTCCTTGAATTGAATATGCTTCCCGGCGAGCAATACACCGAGCGCGGCATTCACTGCGAGGGATTTGACCGTCGGGGATTGCAGTTGCTCGTGCTCGATGCCGAGTCCGTCGGCCACAAGGTTCACGGTGGCGTCGAATCCCGGACGTGCCAGCCCTTCAAACGCCAGCCCGCCCGCCGCACCCTTGGCGAGTTGAGCGGCGATCACTTTCGCGCCCGTCGCGCCAGCCTCCTCCAGCGGCACGCCCGCGGCAATCGCGGCTGCGCGGGAGGCGTTCGCGATTTTGCCCACCTTGCTCAAGTTCGCGATCGCTTTCGGTGCGCCGGTCGAGAATGCGAGCAGGCCGCCCACTTCATCGAGAATCGGGTGCATTTCCGCCGCGGCGTTCAGTGACTTCATCACGTCGCTGTATTCGCCGAGCGCGTTCATCGCCTTGTGAGCCGCCCATGCCGCCATTGTGCCGGCGGCGAGTCCGCCGATCACGCTTCCGATGCCTGCGCCGATGCCTGCGCCCGCCGGAACCGTGGCCGGTGCCGCGATCCCCGCTGTCGGAGCTGACACTGCCCCGCCAATCGCGGCACCAATCCCGCCGCCGACCGTGGCACCTGCCGCGGCGCCGGGGCCGAATCCCGCCATGAATGCCGCCGCCGGCCCGAGTCCGTGAATGAGTGCCTTCGCCTGCGATGCGCCGCCCGCGTCCTTCACGATTTGCGCGTAATGATCCTGCGCCTCCTTGAATTTGCCGGCGTATTTCTTCTCAAACTCCGCGTCCACCAATCCGTCAGCTTTCATCGCCATCAGGTCATCGAACGGATGCTCGGCGGAAAACTGCGGCTGAAATTTCTCGTCAATCTTGTAAGACTTTTTTCCCGCCTGTGCATCGCGCAAGGCGAGTGCTGCGGGAGGCAGCGGCTTGCCGTCGGGCGCGGTGTTTTCCTGTGGCTGTGAGTCGTCGGGTTGCGGCGCGTCCGGCGGCGGCTGCGAAATGTCAATTCCCTGCGCTTTCAGAATCTCGGTTTCGTGGTCGAGCCTCGTCTGCTCGATCATCATCCGCTGCGCGCGCACGGCTTCCGCCTGCTGCCGGATTCCGTCGAGCGTCTGTGCGTGCGCGTGGCCCTTGGCCGCGGCGCGGAGTGCGGCGGTGCGGGACAGGTCGAGTGCCTGCTGCGCCTTCAGTGCCTCCGGTGTGTAGCCGCCCATCCCGAAGTATTCCTTCGCGTTCGCCGTCGTGTCGTTCTTCTTCAGGTCGTCGTAGTGGCTGTTGATGCCCGCCACGAGTCCGTCGTAGTCGAGCGGATCGCCGGTCACGGGGTCTGTGTCCGCGACGCTGAGTTGTTTCAACTGCGAGCGCACGTCCTTGATGGCGTCGCGGTGGAATTTCTCGTCGTATTCAGTGAGCGTGAGCTTGCGGCCGAGCGCGGCGCTGGCTTTGGAAAGGTTTGCGTCCTGCCGCGCAAATTCCGCCTTCTGCGCAAGCTGCGCGTCCGTTCCCACCCATCGCCACGGGAGACCGGGCGCGATCTTGTATTGGTGCCCCGTCTTCGGGTCGGTGGTGGTTTCCAGTCCCTCAAACGGATCTTTCAGCACGGGCGATCCGCTTCCAATGTCGAAATCGATCTTCTTCGGCGAGCCGGTGGAGTCGTAGGCGATGTTGTGCTTCGGATCGAGCTTGCTCAGCGGCGAACCGGTGTCGTCCACGACGGGCTTCGTGTTGCCCTGCATGTCCTGGTAGCTCGGCACGCCGCGGGCGGCCCACTGCTTGCCCTTGATCGCCTGGATGCGCGCGGTGGCTCCGGCCTGCTGCGCGCTGCGGTATTGCGTGTCGGCGTAGCTTTCGCCGGGCTGTGAGGGTGTCTCGAGAATGGATCGGGCGACATCGCCCACCGCCCCCGGATCAACTGCGAGCTGTTCGTATGCGTCGAATCCCATGTGTGTGAATTAAAGTTGCGGCTTGTATTTCGCCGCGAGCATCTCGCCGCGCTTTTTGGCTTTTTCGTCCTCGCTCAGATTCGGATCCAGTCCGGCGAATGCGAGATCACCCGCGGCTCCCGTAGCGGCTTGTTTCACCGCGCTGGTGATCGGCATCGGGGTGTTCGCAACCGATGATGTGGCTGCTTTCGCCTGCGACGCGACGCTGTTCGGGTCCGCGGTGTTCGATCCGGGCGGCAGCGGTGTCCCTCCCCTTGAGTTGAAATCCTGATTTTGCTCCTCCGTCGGGCGCGTCGGCAGCGGCGCGCTCGGGTTGAATTTGAATTTCGCCGCCAATTCATCACCGTTGCGCTTGGCGATCTCGTCCGGCGTCATCGCTTGCGCGATCATGCTGCCCCCTCGGGTATTCATCGCCCCGGCACCCATCGCGCCAGCGGTCATCGCGAGCCCCGCGCCGGGCATGAGCGCATCCAGCCCGAGTCCCGCGTTGGTCACGGCGTCCGTGGTCGGCGTGGCTGAAAATGCCCTGCGCTCCACTTTGCCGTTTGGCATCTCGACGGACGCGGATCGCCCAGCCGTGAGTGTGGGTGAGCCTTCGGGCCGGGCGTAGGCCAGCGAACCATCCGGCATCCTCTGCGCGTTGTACGCATCCACCGGCGCTCCAGCCGCACGGGCTTGAGCCTGATTCAGTGCCGTCGGAGGCGCATTGAAAGCCACCGGGCGCGGTGCCACGGCTGCGTCGGCGTACGCCCGCGCGTCCCTTTCATACATGTCGGAATTGAACGGGTTCGCTTTGTTCCATGCCCTTAATCCTTCGACTGAAGGCTTCTGTCCGCGCTGCATTGTGCCCGCGTAGGCATCGGCCCTGTCCTGCTCATGCTTCCGATAGAACTCTCTGCGCGCATCGCTGTGGGCCTGACCATTGCGTTCATCCCTCGGAACCGAGACGAGTTGCCGCCCGGTTCCTCCGTAGCCCGCCCAGCCGTACACCACGTCGGGACGACCATCCGGCTTCGGGCCACTAAAGTCCCGGTTCAGCACACGCTGCCGCGCCGCCGTGTCATCGCGAAGCGTGTCGAGCGGGCCGGGTTGCTGGACGGCGCTCGCGCGTTCGTTCATCTGATCCGGGGTCAGGTTCTTCTTCGCGATGTCCTGCACTGCGCCCTGCGCGTTTAGCGCGTCCTCCATTCCTCCGCTGGTGCGCTTTTCCATCTCAGCGGCTGTCTTGGATTGCGGCGCGAGCGGAGCCCCCGCCTGTACACCGACCGCGGGCGCATTCTGCATCACGCGGCTCTGCGGGGCGGCGGGAGCCACTGCGGGCGCGGCCTGTCTTGCCTGCGGCGTGTACACTTCCGGCTTGAAGGCGCGCTGCGGGTTCTTCGCGTTGTATCGAGAAATGTAATCGGTCATCGCGGTGTTCCCGCTCATCTCGGGCGAGTTTTTGTAGGTGTCCCACGACGGCATCATGTTCCGCACGCTCAACTCTCCCGGCGTGCCCCGGATATGGGCGAGGAACGCGGCGCGCTCTGCTCGGGCGGCCGCCTCCATTGCGTCGCGATTCGAGGTGCGCGTGCGCCTCTTGTCTTCAGCTTCCTGCTCGGGATCGCGTCGGCCTGGATAGTGGTATGTAGGCGGCATGTTTCGCGCATCCTGCATCGGATCGGCGAGGTCAAGCGAAAAACTGAGGGCGGCACCGTTTCCAGTGCCGCCCTTGCGTTTGCCTCGCCATGCCGAGCCGCGAGACGAAATCGCGCAAGCGTTCATTCGCTGGAAAAAACGCCCGCTATTCGTGGTAGTTTAGTGCTTTTCGAGCGCGAGCGCGTTCCGATCGAAACAATCTCCGCCAGTATCTCGCCTGCATCCCCGGATCTTTTTCGGTCGTAGAACCCCATTGGACGATCAACCAGCACCCATCCGTAATCGCACTCGGCGCACTCCTCGAAGTAAAACAGCAAATCCGACATTCCATTCTCCGTCATCTTTCCCCTTACAAATGCGGTGATGTGGGGCTTGCAGGTTGCAATGTCGCTCTTTGTCAGCGCTCCGTCTATGCCAGGAAAAAACAGATGCACCCCTTCCGGGATGTCGTATTTCGCTCGCAGCTTTGCCGAGAACTCATTTATTTTTGCAAGGAACTCATGTCCGTCATCGCTTTCGTCATCGCTTTCGTCGATCTCTGAAAGCTCACTCTGCGCTTTGGCGACCCGCATCAAGCGGTCTTCAATCTGCGCAATGGAGATTTTGATTTCAGTCGTTGTAAGCTCTCGATTAGCCTGATTGGTTTCGGTTGTGGCTTCCATTCTTTTAGTTCCTCTCCCTGGTTGTGTTCGTATTCTTCTGCCTCATCTGAGGCTTCGCTTTTCGTGAGTGTTCTGGATTCGGTAGATTCCACCTTGCCGTTGAGGTCGTAGATTTCCTTGTCGTAGATTGAGCCGTGCAGCACGCCGTTTCCAGCGAGGTCCAGCACCGTGCATTCTCTTTTGCCTGGAGCGTTCCGCGTTCCACGCCCGATCATCTGTTTCCAAAGGCATCGACTGAGTGTGTGGCGATTCAATACCACCATATCCACATTCGGCACGTCCACGCCTTCTGTGAAGATGGTGTGATTGCACATGATTTTGAGCTTCCCTTTAGCGAAGCTGCGGAAGATTTTTGCCCGCTTTTTCGGATCGGTTGCGCTGTCGATGCTTGCGGCTTTGATGCCGGCATCCGTCAGAAGTTGCGTTAGTTCTTGCGCTTCGCGCACGGATCGGCAGAAGACGATTCCCTTCGTGAATGGCGTTTGGATGATCCTGCCCGCGGCGGCATCCGGCGACCATGCCGCCGTGTGTTCCGAGCGCGGGATATAGACACGAACAGGACAGAGCGTTCCGTCTTCTGTCAGGTCATAGGTATCCGGCCCATGAACGATCCGAGAGAAGCCACACGATCCAAGCCCTACGCCGTCCAGCCGATAGGGTGTTGCGGTCAGCGCGATGATTTTCGCGACGGGGTAGTCAGTAAGGATTTTTCGATACTGAGCGGCGCAGACGTGGTGCCCTTCGTCGATGATGATCGTGTCATATTCTCCAGTGATTTCACCCTGCGCCATGAATACGTCGAGAGATTGCCCGTATTCGCGGGCTTGTTTTGCCAGTTCCTTCCGGTGCGTCACCCATGCTGTCTTGCCGCGCAGTTTCGGCAGTAGTCCGTGGATTGCGATCACGGTCTTCCCAGACCCGGTAGGGCATGCCACAACGACGCGGGAATGCGTCTCAAGGGCTGTCAGTGTCTCACTAACAATGGAAGTTTGATAGCCTCTCAATTTCACGCCATTTACACCGGGCTGGCGCGCAGCACCATGAAGGTGTTGAAATTGAATTTTCATTTTGAAAAGCCTCCGTCCGCGTTGACGCGCGGAACGGTTCGGCCAATGCCGCCGGGAGTGTAAGCGCGTCAACGCTTCGTGAGAGTGCGGTGGAAATATCAAGCGGGCGCGGTTCGGTCAAGCGGAAAGTCTCACGAGAACATCGAAGACCTCTTTTTGTCGCCCGCGAACATCGAGCGCGGCGGGATCGGCTTGTACACGCCCGCGAAATTCAAACAGTAGAGCCCGATGCCGATCGCGGCCACGAAATCATCATGCTTGCTCGGCGCGGCCTGCGCTTTCCCTCGGTCGTCAATGACGAACGTGCGGAACTCTGCCACCGCCGGCCTGAACGCGCAGTCAAAAAGCCCCTCGCGGATTGCATCGGCGATTGCGCCCACCCACATGTCGCGCGTGGCTGAGTTCGTTTCCCATCCGGCGGTCGGGAGCATCTTGCCGGGGATGAACGAGTCCGGTTTCTGCCGCTGGTAGATGTTCCCGCCAAAATCACGCAGCTTCACGAGCACGCCGAGTCCGTTGCCAGTCTCCGGCACGATCATCACGCTGCCAAAGAAGTTCGCGAGCATCACCGCGCGCTCCGCGATGATCGAATCATCCCACCGACACCCGCTCGGCTCCACATGGATCGCCGCGACGACTGCGACCGGATGCAGCACGTTCTTCTCGCAAATGTAGGGCTGGCGAAGCACCACGCAGGCGTGCGCGTCGGGATTTTTCGCGCCATTGCTCTGTGATCCCTGGCATGGATCGATCGCGACGATGTAGGCACACCCGCGGATCGGTTTTTCCTTCAGCCAAAGCCATGCGTCCTCCTTCTGCGGCACGAAAATCACGTTCGCCTCGCTCCCGGTGAGGATTCCGCGCTCGGCAAGGTCGTGCTCGCGCTCGGCCATGATTTCCAGCCTCGTCACGCCGTCGTCGTCGAAGCGCGGGCGGCCTGACTGGAGGAAGCAGTCCCGATCGTTCTCCGGGTAATCCTGGTCGAAGATCGATTCATCCCCGTCGCACTCGCTCGCGATCGTGTAGCGCCTCCACGCGATTTGTTCCGCGGTCCACCCGTAAAGCTGGCGTCCGCGCTTCTCCCGGTAGGAGTAGGTCGTGTGAAAGT